GGTAGTTTCAGGTAAGGCATGGCGGCTATTGTTGCCTAGCGTCAGGGAAGTTGGATCAGAAGTGTGGGTTACCTACAATCCTGAATCAAAATACTCAGCTACTCACGAAAGATTTAGAGAGACACCTCCATTGGATGCCAAGGTTGTTAGTTTAAATTATCAGGATAATCCTTGGTTTCCTGAAGTCTTAGAGAGGACAAGACTAGAAGACAAAGAGTTAAGACCTGAGATGTACTCTCACATTTGGGATGGAGATTTCTTAATTTATTCGGAAGGAGCTTACTATTCAGCCGAGATGAGAAGAGCTAAAGATGAGGAACGCATTGGTAGCGTAAGATATGACAGAGCTACAGGAGTTGTAGTTGCATTCGATCTAGGCATTGGAGACTCAACAGCTCTATGGTTCGCACAGTTTGTTGGTACTGAAGTTCATCTAATAGACTACTATGAGTCATCAGGTGCAGGACTAGAACACTACGTCAAAGTTCTTCAGGACAAGGGTTATGTCTACGATCAGTATGTCTTTCCACATGACATCAGAGTTAGAGAGCTTGGATCAGGAAAGAGTAGACTTGAGACATTAGATCAGTTAGGTATTCATGCTGACAAAGTGGAGATTGCACCTCAGTTATTGATTGATGATGGTATCCAATCAGTCAGAGCCATGCTAGATAAATGTTGGTTTGATGAAAAAAACTGCGAGAAGGGAATAGACTGTCTGTTAAACTACCAAAGAGATTGGGATGATAATGGTCAGACTTGGAGGATGCGACCTAACCACAATTGGGCATCACACGGGGCAGATTCATTCCGTTACCTCGCTATAGGTTATCAACCTTACAATCAGAATTGGGATAAACCTTTACGAAGGAATTTGAAGGGAGTTGTATGAGTAGTTTTCTTGGTAGTATATGGGATGTAGTAGGGAATCAGGTTACAGGTTTCTTAGGTACAGAACAGGAGAGACAAGACAAAGTTACAGGCTTGTTAATAGACAAACCATTCGAGTTTGGTAAGAGTATTGGTCTTTATGGAGACAAGATTAAAGCTCCTCCAGTAATCAACACTCAAGATGTCAATGCATCAGATCGTGAGAACTTCAAAGCATCCTTATTGGATATGGTTTCTAATGCTGAACAAGACTCAGAAATATTTAGAAAGAACCTACCATCTAGTTTATTTGAGATTGGTGAGTTTGGTATTGATCTAGCAATGAATCCAATTAAATATGGTAAAGAAGCACTAAACTTAGTATCAGGCTTTGCTACTATGCCATTTGAAAACATTGATAATGCCAGTAATGAAGAGATGGCAACAATGGTATATGACTCAACTATAGATTTCTTTAAAACAGAAGGTGCATTAAGAAAAGCATCGCTTGAAAACCCTGCTGATGTGTTAGCTATAATGTTTGGTGGAGCCGCAGGAATTAGAAGATTACAAGCACTTAAACCTGAAACAAAATCTAAGCTTCTTAGTACAATACAACAAGTAGGTGCAACTCCTGTTGGTCTATCGATGAAGGATGTGAGTAGCAGACAACTAGCAAAAGTAGATGATGCAGGGTTCTACTTGAAGTCTGAACAGTTAGTCTTAGATGAAGCTCCACCTGTATTACCTAAAGAACAACTCAGAGGTTGGTTTGAAAAACGACATGTATCTCAGGAAGAGCTGACTGATTTAGGCATATTAGCAATGATCGATGCAATGCCTGATAAATCTAAGATAACCAAAAAAGGACTGCTAGATCATATAGAGGAGAACAGAGTAGGGTTAAAACAAACTTCATTAATATACGATACTAATCCTGATCATTATGAGATAAAAGTGTTGGATGCTGAAAGAGAATATGAGTATTTAGACAATAGTATAGATGCAAGTAGTGGTGGTAATTTCTATGATGGAACTTCAAATAGTTGGGAACTTCTACCTTATGATCATGACTCTAATTATGAATATGGTCGAGAAATACTGCTTGATGAATTAGGATCAGTAAAACAGGACTATGCTTATGCAGATCATACTCGACCGGAGCAAATTGCTAAAAATGAAAGAGATCATTACCCATTCAATTATGGAACAAAGACTGCTCAAGGAAATTATAAAGATTGGACAGACGAAACCAACACAAGAATAGTAGCTGCACTACATGAGATGAACCCTGATCTATACCCTGAGACTTCAAGTATGAGACTGTCTAAGTTGCATGATCGTATCAGAGATGGATTGAACTCCCCAAGTGAACGAGTTGAACATTGGTCACCTGCCTTGTTACAAGAAGCCAAAGAAGAATTTGCCATACTTCGAGCTGAAATCATGGATAGAGCAAGAGCCAACCCTGAGAATATGGAGTGGGATGAAGTGATGTTGAGATATTTCGGTGATGTAGCTAATCCTGATTGGACAGATATTGGTGCTACTACACCACAAGTTATAGCAGGTGGTCGTGTTAGCAACACTAGGCTTGAGAGTGATTTAGAAGATGTAGCTGATGCATTAGGACAGGAAAATTATTTAGAGAATCCTTACTTTAAGATAAATGTAGATACACAGAATGGAAATTACATAGTAACAGGCAATTCAGATGTGGGTTATAGCATTGAATCACCTGATGGTGCGATTATTGAGTCTGATATAAACGATATTCCTGATGTACAACTAGCAATAGATCAGCATAATCTAGATCATGGGTTTGGATACGATCCTGATCATGGAAACCAATCAACAAGATGGCATGACTACACTCAATTTGATGGAAGTGAAGGTGCAAAAGGTGGAGGCACTAACTATAGTGAAGAGTTAATAATCTTAGAAGGTAACAAGTTCAGCAATAGTCACAACCCTGATTATAAAGGCATAATTTCACATTTAAGAAAAACACATCGAGCTGAATATAAAGGTGGAACTGATGCTGATCCTGAGAACATTTGGTACATTGAAGAACTACAATCTGATTTCCATCAACAGAATAGACAATATGGTTATACACCTGAACAAACAGAAATAAAAATAAATGATACAAGAGATAAAATAAATATTGCCTTGCGAGGAGAAAATATATTAAAAGCATTAGAGGATCAAATGGTTGTCAATTACCCTAGTGCTTCAGCAAGTCATGGTTTAGAGTTAGCTAATCAGCAACTTTCTTTGCATAAAACAGGTGAGTTAGGTACACAAGGCTTCGATGAAAAAGGATTAAGTGGTATAAATAATCAGTTGTTGTTTGAAGCTTTCCAAGCTCCAACTGCTGCTTGGAAAAATCTACAAAGGAAAGGTGAGGATGTGTACCATGCTCATCAGGGTGATGATGTATTTACCCCATACACTAAAGAGGAAATGGCTCAATGGCAAACAACAGTAGATTCTTATAGAGATGGATGGAAGCTTAACTCACAAAATCCTGAAAGTCCAAATTTTCAAGGATGGGATGAAGATACTATACAAGAGTTAAAGAGATGGTTTAAAAGTGAATCTAATAATTTAGTATCTACAAAAAACAAGATGGAAAAGCATGAGCATGATACAAAAGCTCCACTTAAAAATGATCGTTATGTTCACAATGCATTCAAGTATGCAGTTGCTCAAGCTATTAAAGAAGGAAAAGATACAGTAGTATGGACACCTGCTTATATGCAAACAAATATGTGGGGTGAAGGTACAACTAATAGAGGTGTGCCGGGGCAAAAAAATCTATATGAAAAGTTATATAATAAGACGATTCCAAATTTCGCTAAAAAGTTTGCTAAGAAATATGGGTTAGGAAATGAAGTTGAGAAGATTATGGTTAATATGGATAATCAACCAGTAGCACATTTAGGATTAAGAATCACACCTGAAATGATTGAGGCTATGAAAAAAGAATTTCCTGATGAGAGTTGGTCAACAGATACATCGTCTAAGCTTAATGACAACAAGAGAAAAAGAATAGTAGGTGAGACAGCACCTGATGCAGGAGGGTTTGCACAAGAAATGTATGCAAAGTTCCCTATACCTATTACTGGTGGCTTACTAGCAACTCAAGGTGAAGAAGATAACAGAACAGGACTACTCCGATGAGCCTACTAAAAGAAGCATACGAAGGTCTTGGTGGTTTGTTAGGTTCAGCATCTAACACTAAACCCAATCAAGAAGAGATAGATAGACTTGCACGACTGTATGCACAAAAAGGTGGAGTGATGAATACACCTGATCCTACACCTCAACGAGAGTCTCGACATTATTATGATCAGTACACACCATCAACCTTTGGTGCAACAGTTGACATGGTTCATGGTAGCCATCCTATATGGAATGAGTTTGGTGATAGAACATTAAAGACCTTCGAGAAGTTTGGATTGAAGGTAGATCGAAAGAATCTATTCCCTTGGGATGTTCAACTTTCATCATCTGCTGATAGAGATATCCCTTATGGTAAAAATTTTATGGCTGATGTACGAAAGAATCCACATATAGAGAGTGAACCAAGAGATAAGTATGAACGAGAATGGCTAGAAAGGAATACTGGTATGAACTGGGATTTAAACCAACGTGGTTTATTAAGAGCATGGGGTAAATACAATCCTAATGAAAATCATTTGGCTATAACTAGGGATGGTGCAGAAATGTCAAGAGATGCCATTAGTCATCAGGGAAATACTCTAATCCCTTTTTCAAATGTTACTGGACACGAGTATGGTCATTACTTAGATTTAAACTTAGGCGATGGCAATGGCTATTTGAGTGATGTGGTAGAGTCTATGATCAATAGGAAGCCTCATGCTATGACACAAGAGAATTTGATGGAGTTATGGATGCGTGATCCTAGAACTGCTCACTTAGATATGGAAGATCAAGTGAATGTATCACATCACGAAGGCAGAAACAATCCAAGAGAAATTCTAGGTAAGCTCTATACAACAGCTCTAATGGGAGAGTACAAGAATAATCCAAAGCATCCACAGTTACAAGATATGCAAGAAAATATTGCTAGAGCTTTGGGTGTATTTATGGATGATCAATGGAGTGATGAAGGTCATAGTCAACAAATAAAGGATCAAAGAAGGGATGTTATGGGTGCTTTAGCAAATGTATTCAGTCAAACACGAAGGCAGAAATAGAATATACTATCGGAAAACCAAAGGAGAGATAAGATGGCAGAGGGTAATTTTGGTGTTATGGAATTATTAGAAAAACTCTTTAAGGAACGAGGCAAGGGTGTTTCAAAGGATGAGCAGGGAATCTTAGGACAATACGAAGGTACACCTATTCGATCAGGAGAGGGATCAGGTTACCAATCATTTATTGATAAAAGCAAAATGAAAGCAGGTGACAACTACCAAGCAGGTGAGATGCAACTACTTGATCCTCTAGCAAATACAACACAATATAACAATGCTACTACAGGTGCATTGAATACCATGAAAGGATATGTTCCTGATTCGGGTACTACAATGAGAGACTTGAAAACAACGTTTGGTAATCAATTTACTGAAAGAGAAGCGAATAAATTACTAGATTTACCTGATAGTTCTCCAAATTTAAGCACATCTCAACAAGAATACATGCGATTTTTAAAAGAACAGGGTGGCACTCAATTTACTGAAAGAGAAGCAATGAATCAAGTATCCAATGTAGACACAATGTTTGCACAGGCTTTAGGTGCATTGACTCCTGCTGAACAATCAGAGATCATAAGTGCTACAAGGGGATACAATGATGCTCAAGTTGAAAACTTTAAGATACAATATTTGCAAGGTAGAGTATCTCCTTATGAGTTAGAAGCACAAAGCAACCTAGGATTTTAATATGGCACTCAATACATTCACAGCATTAAAAGCAAGTGTTGCTGACTTCCTCAACAGAGATGATCTGACAGCAGTCATACCTGACTTCATTTCATTAGCTGAAGCACAGATCAACAGAGATGTACGACATTGGAAGATGGAAGCTCGTTCAAGTGGACAGCAATCAGTTGCAGATGAGTACATGCAGATACCTGCTGATTGGGTAGA